TTCCTTTTTAAGGGCCTCACTTTCCGCTTTACCTTCGTCTCGCTGCTTTTTCAGGGCAATATTAAGGTTATTGACCTGAGTTTGCAGTTGATCCGCATTTTTACCCTCGATCGGCTTGGCAGGTTCTGGGGCTGGCTCCGGTTCCTTAGCAGGTTCCTTTTCAGGTTCCTTAGCCGGTTCTGGGTCCGTTTTTACTTCTGGCGAAGATTCTACTTTTGGTTCTTCTGCGGGGGAAGGGTCCGCATCGTCACCAAGGACGAGTTTCTCTACTTCCTTTTGTGTCTCATCTTTTTCCATACGATTTGAGTAGTGACTTCCTACAACCAAGATTACGCGCTGGCCGACCGCGATGAAAGTCCTCTACTTTAATTATAGCATATTTAAACTTTTAATGCTCGTTTATTTAAAATGTCCCATCTTCTTTATACGGTCCTTCAATCTTTTCAGCTTTTTTATAAGTCTTTGTTTCCATCTTTTCCAACATTCTTAGAAGTTTCTTCCTTCCTTGTTTTTCATCTAGTTCTTTCTGCATTTTCTTAGTTTTACGATTTGTTTTCGCGGCGTAAGCGTAATCCTTTACAGTTCCAGCTGCGCCAATTAAATCTTTCCTATTAATAAGACCTAAAGCTGCCTTTGCTCCAAAAGCAACTTCTTTAGCTGCTTTACTAGAGATTACTTTTTTAACTTTTTCCCTAGTAGAATCTAACGCTGTTTTCAGCGGAGACGAGGCTACTTCCTGATTTAGTCCCTGCTTGATTTTGTCTATAAAACTAGTCATAAAATTATATAATTAATAATTAAGCGTACTGCTCTTCTTCTTGAATATGAGCGTCAAATAACTCTCTTTGTTGTTGATACGCATCTTGATTTTCCTTTATAAAGGCCATGTGAAGTTCGGTATGCTCAGGGCTCCATAATGCTCTCGGAGTCATTGGAACTTCCTGACCGGAGGCCATTTGCATGTTTTCCTGATCAGCAAGGTCTGCGGTATTATCCGGGCCTTCGCCTCCATTTCTATGAGCCTCGCGTTGTTTCATCATTTCTTCCTTCATAGCCTCAGCTTGCATTAATTTAACGCGTTCTAAAATATCTGAAATATTTGAAACTGATAACTTCTCTAAAACAGTTTGCGGATCGATCATACCGGCCTCAGCAAGCATAAACAGTCGTTCAATCTTAGTTTCCTCGCTGTAAGCAATCTCAGGGACGATTTTAACCTTAACTTCTGATGGCTCTACAACTACAGCATCTTCGGGCGGTTCTTCCGTATTCCCAATATATTTTATATTTTCTCCACCTTCTGTAATATCACGGCTGGTAGATTGATAATCATGAATAACCTCTAAGGAAAATTCAGCCATTTCAGCTAACATTCCCTCTAAATTCTCAATCGGTTCGGCTACCGTGCCAGCGTCAGAGGCCTGTAAAGCCTCAATCGCTTTACCGGACTGTACGCTCCCCGGGGCACGCCCCAGAGATGCCTCACGGATTCCACCAAGCTCTTCTATCCATCTTTCTAAATTAGAAATATGATTGAACGGAGCAGCCGGTAATGGCTGTAGATTTTGCTGAACTGGCGGGACAGAGCCTTTATAATAAAGTTTTTCTTGTCCGCGATCGGTAATAGAGGAAGTCTCTACTCCCTGTTTTATCAAATATTTTCCGCCAAGCATCCTTTGAATATATCCCTCGATCTGCGAAGTGGATTTATCCAGAGATTTATTCAAAGAAATAAGGTCTTTAACCCATGCGTTAGAATAGATCGAATTTGGGTCTTTTTCCGGATTGTATATAAAAAACGGATATCGGCGATAAAACGGATCATAAACGCGCACAAGTTTATTCCCGACAACCGTCAATACTCTTACCCTGATTTTACCTTGCTCTTTCCATTTGAGCCACAATTCCTTTACGATAACGCTTTCGAGGTCTTTTGAGGCAAAAATTTTTCCATCCTCATATTTTTCCTGCTCTAAAAGCTCTTTATAATCAGTCGCCGCGTCCTTATTATCAGGAGAAATCGTGCCTCTTTTAATAGTATAAAGCGGATTATTAAGCACAGAGGTAAGCGGTCTCCGACATGCTTTTATTACGAACCTGGCTGAATCCTTATCAGCAGCCAGCGGATCAAAGAAAATTTCGAAAGTATCATCGCACCAAAAATCTATATCATAATTACTGCCATTTTTTACTACTGATCCTTCCATTATACCGACTGAATATTTAAGGCCATTAACAACAACATCCGTAAGTTTCTCTTTTACTTTTTTTCTCCGGTAAATATTCTGCAAAATCTTATTAGAGGCTAAAGCCTTTTTATTAGCCTCGTCTGTCGCGCCATTAGGATGGACTTCCCAGCGCGGCTGATTGCGTTTAATAAAATTCTTAACACCACGAACTTGCGATTTTATCTTATTGATAGTTCGTCTTATTTCACCCTTAGTGATCGGTATGATCTGTATTTTATTCAGGGTTTTATTATAAATAACCCAATGGTCCCCACGATAAAAACGCTCGTTAATGTACCAATCACGGTGCATCTTTAAATAATGGCTTTTTGTATCATCGAACAAAGATTCAACAGCAATCGCCGCGTCATTATTTCCCGCTACGATGTTGTCCTTTTTTAGATCGTTTAATGTTAAGTTCATATATTATGGAATTTATCCCTTATTATTTTTTCTAATTCAAAATATCGTTCTGCATTTAACGGATGAAATAATTTAAAAACTTTTTCATTCGCTTTCTTTTCGGGAAATACTAGCCTAACTGAATCTGGCTGTTCACGGCGGGAAAATATGGCAATATTGCCTACATATAACCAGCCGTCAACAACGAATGAACAGAATCCAATAAGACCGTTTGGAAGGGAGAATTTTTTAATTTTTATTTTAGTTATTTTCATGCTCTTTAATTGCTCTGAATAAAGTCTCCGGAGGAACTTGATCGAGCTCAACTAATTCGTCCTCTTCTTCTTTTGGCAAATCTCCTTCGGTCGGCATGTGATATGCGTATTCTTCAGTATTCTTAGATTTCGCGGCAATAACAAATTCTCTAAAACGCTCTTTTTCCGCCTTATCTCGCCGCTCATTTTGCCTATCAATATAGAACAAGAAAGCCGCTACGATCAAGACTATTATTATTAGTGCTAATAAATTATACATCTTTTTTTGGCTCTGGCTTTATGGCAATAGCGACATTTGATGTCAGCAATATTCCCGCGGTAGCCACAGCATTAGTTATCTCATTACGAACCACTTTTTTAGGATCGATCACTCCGGCCTTTATAAGATTTTCATAATCGCCGGTAAGGGCATTAAATCCTAGACCCTTATCCTCAACGCGGCCAACTGTCGTGTCGCCTTTCCATCCGCCATTATCAGCGATCTTTTTAAGCGGAGAACTGAGTGCTGCCCGAACTATCTCTACACCAGCATCAAATTCCTTATTTACCGACTCCATTTCGAACTGAGCGCATTTAAGGAGTGCTACGCCTCCGCCCTCAACTATGCCTTCCTCTATTGCTGATTTAGTGGCATTAAGCGAATCTTCCATGCGATAGCGTCTTTCGACCTGCTCGGCATCAGATGAGCCGCCAACCTTTATTTTGGCGATCGATCCGTTGACCATACCAAGACGATCTTTAAGTTTTTCCTTTTTAAAAGTATCTGTTTCCCCATCGAGCAAAGCCTTTATTTCGGCAATACGCTTTTTAACATTACCTCCGGATCCGGAAAAAATAGTGGAGTGTCTGCTTGCGATAATATGGTCGCATCTTCCGGCATTTTCGGCGGTTCCTTCCTCCAGCTTTGTCCCATAGTCCTCTCCGAGCACGGTCGCGCCGGTAAGGGTTGCGAGATCAAAAATTATATCTCTATTGTAATCTCCGAATGACGGCAATTTAACAGGGACACAGTTGAACTTGCCCTGAAGATAATTTTGAACTAAGAACGACATAGCCGACCCCTCGATCTTATCAGCCAATAAAAGTATATTCTTCTTTCCGGCCTCTAATAAGTTCTGAATTATCGGTATAAGCTGAGCCTGCAGCGTAACGGCATCGGTAGTCATGATGATCGCCGGATTGTCTATGGATACGGATAAGCGGGAATGATCGTTAATAAATATGTGAGATTCGTAACCGGATTTAATCTGCGTGCCTTTAACATATTCTACTTCTGTCTTTAATGAGTTCGAGCTAGTAACGGTAACAACGCCATTAGTGCCGACCTCATCGATCACGCTTGCTATCATCTCTCCGGTTTCCCTGTCGTTATTGGCCGATATAATAGCGATCTGAGTCTTTTCATTCTTCGTCTTTATCTCCTTCGCCTGAGAATCCAACTCACGGAGAACGGCCTCTAAGGCGGCATCCATGCCGCGCCTGATCAATATCGAATTCATACCGGCAGCAACCGCTTTATGTCCTTCATTGAATATCTCCCTAAGCAGGACTATAGTGGTAGTGGTTCCGTCCCCGGCCTCACGGTTGGTATTCTCGGCGGCCTCCCGCGCGATCATAACTCCCATGTTTTCAAATTTATCTTCAAGGAATGTTTGCTGGGCTACAGTAACCCCATCCTTGGTAATTGTAGGGTACGAAGTATCTTCGAATATTACATTTTGTCCTCTAGGGCCTAATGTCGAGCTAACCGCGTCAGCTACGATGTTGACTCCCTTGAGGATTTTTTCTCGGGCATCTTTCCCGAATAAAAGTTCTTTATACATACGCTTATTCTTTATAATCGCAAGTTCCGAGAACATCTTTTACATCTAAAATGTAGAAATCCTCGCCTTGGACAGTTAATTTATACAAGGCATATTTCCCAAAGATAACGGTAGTGCCTTTAGGAAAATCCTTCTCTTTACCGGCAACAACTTCACCGGTTATCAATCGCTTATCATCGTCCGACTCTTCGATGGCGATATCTTGTTTAAGGGCTGTTCGTTGATGCTTTTTAATCAATAACAATCCCGGTTGTGGGTTTATTGTCATACTTTTTATTTGGGAGCCAGAACCATATCGTCCGTCTTTTTAGCCATGTCTGTTATGCGGACGAGAGGTAATACCTCCATACTTTTATTAGCGATTGTATTGGCGGCATAAATTCCCACCTTATACTTTTTTTGAAGAGTTACTAACTCTTTGTTAAAACTCTCCGTTCTTTTTTCAAATGATTGCATACGCTTTTTATTATTTAATTAATTAGTCTACAT